TAAAATTGCGTAGTGGAAGTACCAAACTTACAGCCTGATCGTAGAGTTCCTTTTCATACCAACCGAACGGCTTATCGGATGGCGAAGCACCATTCTCATGCAAAACAATCCCACGCGCCAACATCATCATCAAAGGTCTTGAAGTCAAGTCTATCCTATCCGTGCGCCTGACTTTCAATGCCTTTGCAATATGATGAATATAACTATCCGTAGCATTTTCATGCGGCGGCGCAAAGCGGTTGATAATACATTCCACCGTGTCCAGATTATATTTCAAATGGTAAGTCAGTAACGTTCTCATCAAAGCGCGCAGACCATATAACGGAGTGGTGAACTCGACAAAATCCTTGTCTGTTTGTGGTGCAGGTTTTTGCCCCTGCCATACCGTTTTAGACAAGCGTAAATTGCCGGGATTGTTGTTACGAATCCCGCGGGGAAGAAAAATGGAAAGCATTGTTTATCCTCCGGATCTCAGATGTTGCTCAATCCGCGCAATACCACCGATCATATTTTCAATCTGTTGCTCCATTGCGGCGAGTCTCTCGGCTGTATGCTTGTTGCTGGCGATCCACTTTTCGATATGATCGACACGCTTAGTCAGCGAAGCCGCCCACCATACAGTGGCTATCAAATGAACAACCAACGTAATCGTCAGCATAAATAAAGGCATTGCGGCGGAATCAATTATCATTTTGTTTTTGCTCTTCATTAAAGATTTTTGAGGATTTTTATTATGTGTTCCTCATCTGGAGTTGCACGGCAATATCTACCTTTGCACTCGTAGCTATGGTCGCCGTAGTAACAAGTCCGATCATATAATGTCCTGCCTCTGGTATTGCAAAATCAGAACCAACAGCAGACAAAAGACCATCTGCCGAAGGTGTGACAAAGCTTGCCCCATTACTTCCAGTAATAACTGTTCCAAAAGTGTATCTTGTGGCATTTGCTATCCCAGACGAAGCAGGGCGCGTAAATGGATATAAGCCTAATGTGAAATTTCCAGTTGGAGCGGAATCGTTTGTATAGAGTTGCGCCCTGATTCTCAATTTCGTTGTTAACGATCCAATGCTTGGAAAATCAGCAGGATCAATATATATTGAACAAGCATTAGAAACCCCATCTCCCGAAATTCCATCGCTTATAATTGCTAATCCCTGTGTATTAAAATAATATGTTCCAGCATTCTGCGTTGCAACCATAGACCCGCAGATTGCTAAAATTGTCCTGTAAGACGCATTCGGTACGATGGATAAATCCGAAGTAAGCGCCAAAGTACCACTCGCATCAGGAACAGTCAGCGTTCTAGTCGTCGCAGTTGTGATTCCGGAAGTCTGAAACCTAAGTTGCCTCGTCGCATCTCCATCATCCTGAATGGTCAGATTGGAATCCTTGACGGTAACAGAAACCAGCGTCGGGTTAAGAACAATAAAATTCGTCCCGTCGTACATCAACACGTAAACGCCGGTTGTTGCTAAAGAACCAGAAACAGTATCAGAATCATCCAAAAGCTTAATGCTTTTAGCGGCAAGGACACTTACGGCAAGCGTGCTCGCTCCTGTACTGGCATTAGCAGGCTTTAAAAACACAATCTGCCCTGTCACATAAGAAGTGATCGCAGGAACAGGAACAACAGCATAAGCATTAGCTGCACCTGTATCCGTCGCATTGTTTAAAAGACGCAGCGGTGCCGTCCCGTGATAAGCTTCAATCGCGTTGGTCGAAGCGTTGATGGAGGAGAGCGTAATCCAATCAGTCCCGTCGTAAACTTTCAATAGCCACGGTGTCGCCGCATCATCCAGCCATATCATACCTGCGGCGGCATACGATGGAGCAGTGGAGCCTTTATGATGATTCATCAAGGCTGTTTTTCCATTATTATCAGCCATGCGATACTCTAGATGCGTCTTGTCGGAGCCGATTGTCGAAGATGCTTGTGACATGTTTTTATCTTTCCTATGCTGAAGTCAGGGTGCTTACATCCACAACCCTGTAAAAAATCCGGACACCCATTGGACTGTTTCCGGTGGTGATCTCACCAACAGACATATGCAGGACAAGAGGTTGATTGATTTGAGGTGTAATTGGCGGATTTAAAGGAGCGTATAAACCGCAAATCCTGTATTGATTGCTGGCCTGATCTAGAAATCCAGTTGCCTCGACACCTCCGCAATATGCGCCCGAGCTGTTGTTCCACCGGATCGCGATATCCTTCAGGCTAGCAATATCCGCATAAGCGATTGAATTGTAATCAAGAAAGAAAACCGCACCTTGAAACATAATAAACTTATTTGCTCCTGGTGCCGAAACAAGCGTTACCGGCGCAGCGTTCAGCGCGAGAATTTCAGCACTTGACACCTGTACATCAACAAAACTAATGCCCGAAGCGGGAGCAGCAAGAACAGCAAGAGCGGCAAGGTTCGCATGATACTCCTGAACGTTCACGCCAATATCACTGTCCGTAAGAACCGTCGAAGCAGCAATACTGCTATCCTGAACGATTTTTCCGGTAACTCCATTAAACGTCACCAGATTACCACTAACCGCAGAAGCAGGACCAATCACAGCACCATCAATATTAACCTGTATGATATTCCAATAAACTCCGACGGTGTCCTGATCCCCAGATGCCGTTTCATCCGCAGTGCAAAGTACTAAGTCTCCGACTTCAACAACAATCCCGGATGCACCTCCAATCTTGCCTGCAACGGATATTTTATAAGCCCATCCTGCATTCGCCGCAGGATAATCCGGGTTTGCGGAGCAGTCGATCACTCCCTTGTAAACCATCGCATCATTCACCACAATCAGCGCATCCGTATACGTTTTAACTGCCTTCTGTGACGCAACTTTAACATCACTATTGGCAGTCAGCGTTCCGTCCGTGTCAAGATCAGCCTCCACGACTGATCCGGTAACGGCACTACCGTAATAAGGCGTAAAAACATTCGTCGTCGCGTTAATCGCGCCTAGCGTAATCCAGTCCTCCCCATCGTACATTTTCATCATCCACGGTATCGTAGTATCATCCAGCCATAGGATACCTGCCTCCGCATAAGTAGGAGCGGTTGACCCTTTATGATGATTGAGAAGAGCACTTCTTGCAGCGTTGGCATCGGCTCGATACGCCGCACCCGATTCATTTGGAACCGTTGGGGTTGCTTGTGTCATGGTTTTTTCCTTTAGGTTTTGCCGTAGCCTTTGGCGAGATAATCGAAATGTCGCGAGATACCGGTACCTATGCTATTGAAAAACCGGATAGAAAATCCCGTAGCGGACGGACTGGTAATGGCGAAATAATCTCCAGTCGCCAAATCGTTTCCTGTGATTCCGATAGCTGGCGTTACATGAAAAGCATTTGTGAATGTTATCGCCGAGCCTGCTGCATCCGATGTCAAGTTCCTTTGTGATTCAATCCTATCCGGCATATCGACTGTCACAAAAAGTTCCGATATAACCGGAGTCACAAAAGTAGATGTACTTGAAAGAACAATCCTGAATTCATAGGCGCGAGCCGTATAATCCCCGACAACGAATTTTTTCCAACCACTCCATTCCGGAGACCCTGCAGGATCATCTTCCGTCGTGCGTAGTTGCAAATACGCACTGTAATTAGAAGGATCAACCGCACCGTCGAAATCTTCGTCACTGTCAAAAAGTTCTGCGGAATCAAAAAGGTCTGTGGAATTATCTCCAACAAGATCAAACCCTGCAGTGACACGAGAAATAAAAATATCAGTCAGGTCTATGGCATTGCTGAAATAATAAGTTCCGGCGATAGTGCCCTCGTTCGTTCCAAGGTCAAAATTGATAACATCATCTATAAACACCCAATCGTCGATCATTTCACCAGAGGAAATACGCAACGTTCCAGAAGAAACTTCAACGTTACTCTTCGTTCCGCTAAAGGTCGGGTCTTCCGTCTGTGTTGCAACCGCGTTAAATCCCTCAACTTCCGCAATAGTTGAAATAACGGTGGCTTCGCTCGCACTTTCCCGTTCACCGTAATCAACTGCCTTTATAAGATACGTCCCCGTCAGTGCAGGAACAGACTTCGATGTCATTGGTGCGCTGATTTTCGGCACAAGATCAATAGAGCTAGCCCACGTCACGCCGGAAATAGCAGGAGACCACTTAAGGCAATAATGACTCAGATCAATGTCCGCCACAGTATCCCATGACAAATTCGCCTGCTGCCCTTGCACGGTAATGCTGAAATTTTCAACATCATCCGGAATGTGGTGATCGGCGCGGAAATCAATCCTACGTTTGTTTTATAGAAGATTCTGATGTCGTAGTATTCCCCTGCCTCAACATCAAGAATCCGAATCATACCGTTTTCGTATACAAAACTCGCCGGTCTAAGGTCTGTCTCAGAGCTGGACTTTATCCTGACACCAACTGACAAAGGAAAAGGGAAATCATAAGGAGCCAGCGTCACCGTAATAGTCGAGGTGAATGAGCCATCTGGATTGCGGATAAGAACTTCATCTCCCGTTTGAATGCCTACGACAATAGGCTCCGGAGGACGCTTCAAATCCGGAGGCACTGTAATCTGACTACTATACGCCGGAATTATTCCCTGATCGGCGTTATACACATCCGGAGCCGCATCAACGCAAGTAATTCGAGCAGACAGATCGGACACCGGCTCAATGCTCCTAACAATCAATTCCACGCTTTCCTGCCCACTTTCACCGAAAAGAGCAAGGTCTCCAACTTCCGATCCAGTCTCCACATCGCAAGGTGTCGTAAACGTCAGAATAGATGTCGTACCAACATTCGTCACAACAGATATAACCGGCGAACTGCCATCCGCTTTTCTGAAACGAACTGCATAATTTATGTCCGTCACCATCGTCACGTCAGCATCCAACGTCACTGCTGTAATCATATCATTATCAATGGAAACAGATTTGACACGCGCACTCATCAAACCGAACATCGGTACATCATGAGTAAACCGGATCAGATCACCACGAGTACAGACAATATGCTCTATATCGGCGTAAAAACTGTAAGTCTCCGGACGCAAACGTGCCGTGGCAATATGATAGCGTCCATCCTTCCATGCTTGATCGGGGCTAGTAACACCCATAAGCTCCAGCGTTTCATATTTCGTTGCTGTATCAGCACTAAACCCATCGTCAAATACCAACCTCTCATCCTGCATCCAGCCATCTTCGCGGTTGATATAACGAATACGAAGCGCATCCGGCCTTTCATCAAAGGCTTTTTCACCCTTGAATTTGAAAGTATTGCGAGGCGTAAAGTGTTGCAATGGAACAGTTTGCAGCTTGTCCTCGACAACCGCCCACTTGCCGTCAATCAGCGTCGGACTAGCACGTCCAGCAGCAGCAACATCCTGCAAGACTTCACGAACAGAAACGTTATAATCAATAACAGTGTTAAATTCACGCTCTGCACCCGCACAACTGTCATGCCAATCATCAAGCTTGTCGAAATCGATACGACTGTCGGCAAGCGGCCTTGCATTAGCACTACCTTGCAAGACATGGCGGAAGATCGACGCTGGATTCGATGTTACCTGCTCCACCCATGCGCTACCATTCCAATCTGGGAGAATCGAATGCACAACACCGTTAAAACGATCAATCACACCATTCAGTTGATCGGTTGCCTTGATGCGAAGTGCAGTCATGGCAAGTCCCGTCATAGCAACTGGATGGACATAGCGTATAGTGCGGAGTGCCGTCCATGCCGTTTCGTCAAAAACATCATCGTCAACGCTGTCCGCCGTTATACGCCTGACCCGCACATCATACTGACCCTTTGGCACCCTGAAACTAACAAACTTGCGGATAGCTTCGGATTGTTTTCCGGAGATTTCAACGGCGATAAATTGCAATCCTCCGACAGCCACAGAAACAGTATCGGATTGGGCAGAAGCCGTAACCAGAAAATCTCCTGAAGCCTGAAAAGCCGTCCCGACAAGGCTTATATCCCGTTCATCCGTAATCCTGTCGGAAGGAATAACCGCAGCATCTCCGGAACGACGTTCAATCCTTGCTGCCATCAAAGATCCCGCAGGAAGCTCTGGCGGAATCGGCGCATCCTCATCAATATTATTTCTAAAAGGAGTTCCTAAGAGCAAACTTGCAACACCACTGGCAAGATCAATAACAATCCGGTCGATGCGCGTCACCGTATAACTAACGCCGTTATAAACATAGTCATCCGGAACGCCAATACCATCAACACTCTGAATAGCTATTGCGCTATAACTGTCAGCACCTGCACTCCACTGGTCTTGCCCTTTTGGAGAATACTGAACCTCCAGTTTAACAGACGTAACTTTTTTCTTACCGCTATTACTGAACTTCATCAACCCATGAGGTAGCGTTATATCAACAGAAATCTCGTCGGCATCAGATTCTGTCGTGCGAGTGACATATCCGGTAGTCGCCGTCAAATTCACATGTAAATCATTCTGAAGTACGCTGTTACTGTAAAGACTGATCGGTGCATCATCTGCATACCCCTGCCGCGTTTCGATCTGCACCTCTTCGAAATCGGAAAGAGGAGTCTCGCCAATTTTGAGATCGGAAATCTCCAGCGGCCCATACCCCCACACGAACAACATCCGCATATACTGATCGTTACCGACGGTTTCAGTATAAGAAAAAGCAGCAAGCGGCGGTACGAAACGGTGTTTTCCCAAAACCTTCGGCACGCGCGCAAATGGAGATACCTGATTACGCGCTCCTTGAATAAATAATGACGGACTTTCTTTGTTGCCTGAATTAAAACGAGGTCTGGGAGGTGGTGCCAGCGCGTTCATGGCAAGCCGCGTCAACAAATTAACTCCGGTCGCAAGACCAGCACTGATATTTAACCCCATAAAGGTCATTCCGGCTGGAATCATATGCGGCGCAGCCACCATCACCGCAAGAGATAAAATCGTTCTGAGCGGATTTTTACCTCCGCTACCACCCATCGGTACGAGCCGAATGCTAAGAATCGCACCCGTCTTCGGCGTCACATTCGACCATTGCTCTTGCGGAATATAATCCCCATTTAGATAAACATGAGCGTAACGCGCCAAGACCGCATCCGGTTGAAGTTGATAAATAATGTCCGCGACCGACCGACCTACGGCGATAGAATAGTGAACACGTTCCACAGCAAAAGGATGCGGAACTATAGCGACATCAACACTATTCGCCTTCATATTATTTGTCTCCGTCATCGTTCGGAAAACCCCTGTACCTGTAAAATCCTGAAAC